GTGCAGACAGATGGGTGTCACAGGCGGTCCTCCTGATCAGAGATTACCCCGGGCAGGTCGGGTTCCTGCCAGTAGTCCGGGGATCGGTAGTAGGTCGGTTGCACACGGTCACCGCTACGGTCACCGACCCGTTGACCGCCCCGGTCACCGCTACGTTGACCGCTACGGTCACCGCCCCGGTCACCGTGGCGCAAATCGAGGGTATTCACATTCACATTCACAGTCACAGACCCCCCCTCCCGGGGGGGTTGCAGGGGGGGAGCGCCTAGGACGGCTTCTGCGGCCTTGGCTGGCTTGGACGACCCGAGGTGGCACCCGCCCTCTGCGGACGCCTTGGAGCGCCTCCTAGCCGCCTTCCTGTCGATGCTGGCGAGCCACTCCGCCTCCTCCCATGCAACCCGGGCGGAGTGGGCTGCGATGCGCCCTTCCCGGAGCCGGACGGCCACGGGGTGGCGGGACCGGACGGCGTCGGCCACGTCACGGGGGCAGGTCAGGCTGGCCGTCCCGGGACGGTCGTCGAAATCCTGACACGGATATCCGTCATCGTTGACCCGGCACAGGTAGGCGTGGAACTGCGCCTTCCCTCGACGCCACCGGTTGCGTCCCCGACCCTGTTGCTTATTCATCGCTGCGCTCCCATGCTTGGCGGGCCTTGGCGCGGTACGCCTTGGTCGCATTCTTCCGGTGGCCCTTCGGCCCGCCGTTCCACACTCCGGCCACGGTCTCGATCGACCAGTCGGGAGCGTACCTGCTGACGTAGGCCACGAACACCGCCTCCGCGTACTCGCGATCGTGGACCGCGAGGTACTCGCGCTTGCCCAGCGCGGGGTTGTAGGCGACGGCATCGACCCACGCACATCGGTGGATCTGCAACCTGCCCCGCGCCTTGCCACCGTCCCCGACGGCGGCGTCGGGGTTGCGGTGGCCGCCAGTCTCGACGGCCTCGATGGCATCGAGGATCCGGCGCACGTCGGTCCCCGGCGGGGGCGGCACGACGAGCGCCACTGCGACGAGCGCGGCGATCATGCCACACCCCGCGCACTGTGGAACTCGATGCGCGGACCCTGCATCGAGCAGTGACGCACCGCGCCAAGGTGCGCGGCCAGCAGGTTGCGGACCGCACCGCGCAGGGTGCGATCGCTCGCCATCGCCACGGTGTGCCACTCCACCCGGCGGGTGGACTGGTTGGGGCAGCCGCATGAGTCGAGGTCCATGTGGGTCACGGGGATCCCGGCCAGCACGGTCACGCACTGCGCTTCGCACATGACGCGCACGTTGGCACGGCGCAGGAGTTCGGTCAGGTACTGGTCGTCGCGGGCGACCACGCGGGCGCGGAGTTCGCGCTTGATCAGGCGGATCGAGTCGGTCATGGGTGTGTCTCCGGGTTGGGGTTCAGGCATTGCCGCCACGCTGGCGGCGCTCATGGTTGGCGTGGTCGGTCGCGATGCGGAGGATGTCCGCCCACTGATCACCGGCGAGCAGGATCAGGTCGGCGACGATGTCGGTCGCAGCCTCGATCGAGGCATCGTCCAGACCGGTTGCGGATGTGTGAAGGTCGATTTCGATCAGGTGTCGAGCCATAGGTCTCTCCATGTAGGTGTGAATCGAATCCTGCACAGTGCAGGGCAAGGCACCCCGAAGGGTGCCGAGCCGCGTACTGGGTCAGACCCATTCTTCCAGCGCGGACTGGACCTGCGTCCAGTCAACATCGGCGAGGCGGTCGCCGTCCGGCGTCACAGGCTCGCCGTCGATCGTGTCGAACAGCGCCTCGATGTCACGCCGCAGGTCGGTCGTCGTCGTCGTGCGGCGGGCGATCCGGCGGGCGCTGGACTCCAGCCCCTCGTCGTTGCCCAGCCACAGCATCAGGTTCCACGTTGCGCGGTTCGTCCAGCCGTTGTAGGTGTCGTCCATGTGTGTGTCTCCGGTTGAGGGTTGAATCAGCCCCACAGCCACTGCTGCTGGGGGTACAGGATCGTGACATCGGACAGCGCATCCGCCGAGTCGGGCAGGTACGGGCGCTGCTTTACTTCCGCCGTACCGGCCAGCACGGCAGCGCCGATGTCGGCCAGCACAGAACGGGTTCGGTCGGTCACCGCGTGGCTGTCTGCCTTGCGGACCTGCACGGTGTACCGGACGCTGGTCTTCGACCCGACGAACCACACGCCGCCAGTGCCACGGATGCGCCAGCGGCGGGTGCCGCTGGTGATCTCCGTGGTCACGTTCGGCGAGGTGAACGCCACGAAGTCGCTGCGGGGGATGCGCTGCCCGTTACCGCACAGTGCGGTGAGCGCGGCGATGTATCGATCGCGAAGGGTTGCCATAGGTCTCTCCATGTGTGAGTGAGTGAGTGTCCTGCACGGTGCAGGGGATGCCGCCCCCGTAGGGGCGGTCACCCGCGCATCGGTCAGCATCGGGCCGTGTGGCCCTCGCGAAGTCCATCGACGAACACGACCACGTCACGCGCCCCGCTGCGGTAGACGATGGTGCGCCCCTCGCCTCGACGGCGGTACACCGCGTAGATGTACGGGTGGTGTTCCTCCGCCGTGTAGTGGCCGTCATCGTGCGGGCCGCAGCCCGTGTGTGCGTTGATCCGGTCAAGTGTGCGCTGTACGCGCTGGAGGCTGCATATGAGTGGCTTTCGGTACATGGGTGTCTCCGTCACTTGGTGACGTGGTGCAGGTGGAAACTCACGCCGGTGGCCGAACGCAATGCCTGTGCAGCCAGTCCCGGGCGGGCGATCGAGCGGTGGTGACGCTCGTCGTTGGCGTTGCCCGTCCGGCTGTGGGCGATGACGTGCGCGGCCACGTCGGTCTCCCATTCCTCGATCGGCGGGATCGCGGCCATTGCTTCCTCGCGGGACGCGAACCAGTGACCCGTTGCGTTGCTGTTGGTGTAGACCACGCCGACGATCCAGTACGGGGTGTGGATCGGCGGCACCGCGTCGCCACGGCGGCGCAGCGTCGGCTCCACAATCTCGCGGACGGCTTCGGCGGTCAGTTCGGTGTCGCACTCCCCGGCGGCGAGCCGGAGTTGCTCGACGAGGACATCGACGAGCGCCGCCTTGGACAGGCGGGCGAGGTAGGCGGCGTCGGGGCCGGGAACGGTGCGGGGCTTCTTCAGTGCCATGTGTGTCTCCATGTGTGAGTGTGTGAGTGTCCTGCACGGTGCAGGGCAGGTCGCCCCGGGGGGGGCGACGAGCCGCGCATCAGGCGGGGCGGACGGCGGGCGTGAAGTCGATGTGGTTGTCATCGATGTCATCGTCGATGCGGGCGGTGGCACCGTCGGGCATCGTCCAGTTCCACGACTTGCCGACGCGGCTGATGCTGGTCCCCCCAGCGAGGCGGACGAAGGCGAGCGCCTCGCGGTGGCTGCTGAAGGCAGCACTCCACTGGCCCTCCATGCCATCCGCCATGCGGCGGTAGCAATCGGCGGGGGTTTCCGGCTTGACGGTGATCATGTTGGGGTTGGTCATGGTGGTCCTCAATCGACGAACAGGGCTGCGATGGCGAATGGGATGATCGCGAGGGCGATCACGACTTGCAGAGCGAAGGTGGCTTCCATGTGTGGCTCCGTTGTGAGTGTGAATCCTGCACGGTGCAGGCCATGCGCCCCGGTCCGGGGCGGCAGGCTCAAACCGTGGGGCTTGAGGGTGACTTGTCAAAGATCGACCGATCAGCAGGTGATCGATGCGCACACAGTACTGCACGGTACTGCACTGTCAAGGGGGTGGAGGGCAGATTCTGAAGATTTTTTCGCGGGTCTACAGATGATCAGGGAATCGGGGCTGTGCAATGCGGGGCAGCATGGCACTACCGCAACGAACGAAGAGGGGCGGGCCAACCCTTGAGGAGGCTGGCGAGATCGAGTCGAGGAAACTCGCCTTCCTCGCCGCGCTGCCCTCGCTGGGTGTCACCGCTGCTGCACGCGAGGCTGGCGTGGCGGAGTTCACGCCCTGCAAGTGGTACGCAGCCGACGCCAAGTTCCGCGCCGCGTGGGATGCGCTGGAGCCGCTGACCGCGAGGCGGTTGGAGGCCATCGCCGACGCCGTTGTAAATGGCGAGCGAGAGTTGAACAGCAGCGCCGCGCAGATCCTCATGTTCCGGCTCAAGGGGCTGCGCCCGTCGGTCTACCGCGAGCGGTCCAGCGTGGAACACACCGGGGCCAACGGCGGGCCGATCGCGATCGAGAACGGCGAGGCCAGCCGGGGCGCGATGATGCTCGCCGAATGGAGCGCCGCCATGCTGCCCGCCCCGCTGCCCGCCATCGAGGCCAAGCCGGAGGGCGACGAGTGAGCGAGGCCACGGCCTTCGCAGTTGCGCTCGCCGTCGTGTGGGCGCTGGCCGCAGGGCAGCGGCGTGACTGACCCGCTCGCCATCGTTCAGTTCAGGCAGCGCATTCTGAAAGCCACGGCGGAGGAGCGGCCACACCTGCGGGCCGCCTTCGCCACCGACTTCGCCGCGTGGTGCGACGCCACCGCGTGGACCTTCCGCGTCAAGGAGGTCGGCGACGATGGGCGCGAGCGCCCGGTGCGCCAACCCCACGTCCCGTTCATGCTGTGGCCCTGCCAACGCCGCGCTGCACGCGAGGTGATCGAGGGCATCGAGGCTGGCCGCGACGTGGTCATCCGCAAGAGCCGCGACATGGGCGCGTCGTGGCTGGTCTCCGCCATCGCCGTGTGGGGCTGGATGTTCAAGGGATGGCAGTCGCTGCTGGTCAGCCGCGTCGAGGATCTAGTCGATCGCAGCGGCGACCCGGACAGCCTCTTCTGGAAACTCGACTACCTGCTGGAGTCGCAGCCGACGTGGCTGCTGCCCTGCGCCCCGGACGCGCTCGCCAAGGGCGGGCAGTTCCGCCAGCACATGGTGCTGCGCCACCCGACCAGCGGG